ATAGTTTGCGACCAGTTGCCTTCTTGAACGTCTCGGTAACGAAGTTGAATAGCTGGTTGAGTGGCTCTGGACCACTAGCCCTGCCACCAAATGTCTTCAGGCGAGAGCCTGCTGGACGGATGTTCGTGAGGTTCCAGTTCGGAATCTCGCCGCTGTATAGCATGGCAATGACCTTTCGAAGAGCCTTTGCCCAGCCCTCCTTCGAGTCATGCACCATGATGACATCTTTGGAGGGAAACAGCGTATCCGGAACCTCCGGTAGCTGGGAGACGTAGTGGCCTTCGACGGAGAAACCTACACCGGTCCCGCATAGCAGGATGAACATGGCCTCGTCAAAGGACTTCATGTCATCGACAGGAAGATATGAACAATTGTAGCCACAAGTATTGTCCCTGTCCAATGCTGGACCGGCAGTCATCAGCATTCGCATCGATGGCATGATGTCTAGGTTCATGATCTTGTAGCGAAGATCCTTGACAACCTTTGGATGTCCTTCGACAACGCGCTCAACTACATTGGTGATGTAGCGATCAACGGTCTCCGACCAAGTCTCTCGACGCTTCTTCTCCGGCAGCCATCTGGCATAGCGGCTGAGTGCGATGAATGTCTGGTAGTCAGTTGGAAGGTATTGGTTGTTCTCGGTCATTGTATCGTCTTCCTCCATCCACAAAAGGTCCATGTTCACGAAGATGAAAAACCCGTTTGCGAACAAGGGCTTGGTGGCCATTACTCACAAACGGGATTATTCAGATCAGTTCGGTTACGGTGTAGGGCGACGCCTGTCGTGAACCGAAAGAAGTATGATCGCATAGTGGAGTATCTTAAGCAAGTCCTTTCGGTTCCACCCGTCCTTCTTTCCATATCGAAGGGCATACTTAACGATGTTTCCTACAAGGAAGCCTTCTCCGTGACCACCATCGATAATTACTTCGGTGGCTTGGATCTTGCCCTTTGCGTAGTGCTGATCGTATGTGGAGTCAATGTAGTGCTTCAGTTCATTCACCAAATGCTCCTCATTGAACTTGTATCCGATCACGGACATTTGCGGATGTTTGCGATTGGGTACATTCAGTGGATCAGTAAATGGATCATAGCTTGTAGACGGATAGAAAAGGTTCTCGTCCTGCATCTTATTTACTTCCGTTGAGTACGGTGTTGATCCTCTTCCTGACATAATTGATCTCCCTCGTTCTAAGAACCTTGTGTGCAAATGTACGGACATAGTTTGGATCAAGGCCAGCCATGTCGCATACATCCATGAAATCTTGGGCTGTTACGCCTATGGAAGCAAAGAACCAAGAGATAGCCTGATCTCTGGCCAATGCTTCCTCTTCTGGTTCATTATGGGTTGCAGGCTTTGTTGCGTCAAGGATTGCTTGGAGGATGACGGTACGAAACAGGACAAGCTCTTGTGGTGGAGACGCTGAATGAGAGTCCAGCTTCAGAGCTTGACCGAGATCACTTAGACTTTCTCTTTCGCTCTGTTCGCTCATGCTGCTGTTTCTTTCCCACTTCGTTTGCCCATTCCCTGATTGTTTTGGTGTCATTTCCATCACAGCACTTGAAGCCATGATTGTTGCACCAGTCTTCGTATGTTGTCTTCGAGTTCTTGTTGATCTTGTTCTTCTTGTTTCCAAAGACAAACCGAATATCAAGGTCTGGATACTGCTCCTTGATCCTCAGATGCTTCTTCCTGTCTGCTGGCTTGAAGTATCCCTTTGTCTCGATGACAATGCCGTTGGAAAGTATGATGAAATCCGGATAGTACTTTCGCTCTTCAACAACTGAGTATGGAATGCTGTAGGGTTCATAGGCAAACCCGATGACCCCCTCTTCCAGCTTGTATGCAAATGTTGCCTCAAGCTTGCTACGATAAGCATTCTTCTTCTTCTTGGGGGATTTAGTTGCCATTCCTGATGTCCAGTTCTTCTACATCAGGAGTCTTGTTGACTTCAGTGAAGTAGCGAATGCCGTTGCTGTAGTTGAATGCTCGAAGACCAGTCCCATTGTTGGCATCCGACCAGCATGTCTTCTTGAAGTCGCAGAAATGGCAGCCGGTAGCAAGCTTCATGTTGCCGCTCTTGCCATCCGGAACGGGATCATAGCACTTTGGGGGTGGATTCGGAGAGGCAACCATCTTCTTCAGATAGTCGATCCGCTCCGATGGATCGATGCGATGGGCCTTGTTGATCTCGCAGAGAGCAATCTCTCCAGAGACCTTTTCGATGGCTAGGAAGCCAGCCCTTTCGGTGTCTGCTGCGAATGCGTAGGACGAGATCTGGCCGATGTACCCAAACGGATCATCCATAGCAAGAGTGTTGTCCTTGAACTTGCGGAAGCCGTGAGGAGATGCCGACTTGAAGTCGATCATCACTCCGTCGATTGTAGCGTCTTGGTGGCCAACGACGCCATTGACCTCAAGCTCCTTCTGGTGATCCCTGACATCATGTCCAGATGTCTTGCAAAGGAAGATCAGAAGCTGCTCAAGGATGTCGCCATACAGGAACTTGATGTATGACGAAGAAGAGAGTTCCTCCTTTGGAACGGAATTCAGTTCGTTCCAGATCTGCCTGTCTGGCTTTCCGATCATGGACAGGCGAAGGTAGCTTTGCTTCTTCTTGCGGGTAAGAGCAGAGACAACCGAAGCCTTGATGCCTTCGGCAAAGGCTTCTAGTTCTTCTTCGCTGATCTTGACCTCTTTCTCCGGATCGAAGAGCTTGTAGATGTCTTCGACTAGAGTGTCGATGGTCTTGGCTGCGGTCATCTCTGCAATGCCTTTTCTATCAGGCTGCGTTAGCCATAGAGGTGGCTCGCTTGAAGGAACTGTCTTCAAGCTTGTAGCGAGTGTAGGTCTCTCCCTCAGGCGTCTTGGCTCTAACAGCCATGATCGCAATCCCCATCTTGCGAAGACGGGAGATCGTGGCCGTCAGGTTCGCGCAAAGACCCATCTCGATTGCGGTTTTGCGGGTAACACGACGACGACGAAGAAGAGCCTTTAGTACGCGAAGTTCATTGCTCAAGATTGCTTCTCCTTTAGTGTACCTGTTGATCGAAGATCGCCAATGGTCCCACTCCTCACCCATTGACACGCTACCCAATTTGATGTCGGTAGCCCCACGCGCCTTACCTTACTCTTTACCTGTACTGTCAGAAGGGAATGTCGTCACCCTTCACATGCTCGCTGCCGTTGGCTGCCGCTGCCATGTGGGCTGGAGGCACGGTGTAGCCACCATCCACTGCATCGAAGCCGTCGTCCTTGCCGCCACCATATGGCACTAGGCTGACAACCTGTACCTTGATGAGGTCGGCAGATACACCCTTCTTGCCACGAACGGTGTACTCGTAAGGCTGGTACTTGACGTTGACGACAGAACCATTGCCGATCAGCGACGAGTCCCAAGCGTTCTTGGCAGCATCGATGATCTCCGGTGCATTACGGGTGGAGCCATCACGCTTGGTTACCTTACGCTTGATGGTGATGAAGTCGCCACGATCATCGTTCTTGTTCTTTACCTGTAGACCGTCTGCCATGACCTTCTTCTTGTTCTCTTGGTCAAGGCTGATGTCGATGGACCAGCAGGGTTCAAACGTGGTATTGGGCTGGATCAGTGAAGCCCAGTAAGCCTTGCCGGAAATGATCGTGTACTTGTTCTTCTCAGCCATTTTAGTCTCTCCTCTTCTCTTCTGAAACATAATTGCCCCAACATCCGTCATAGTGGATATTGTAGAGCGGTTGGAACTCTACAGCTTGTTGGCTCTAGAGTCAAGCACTATTTTCAGTAGTGCTTCGGGTTCGTACAACGCATCGATCTTGATGTTGTACATGTCGCTTTTGGCAGTGAAGTTGTTGGCAGGATCGAGATCCCCCTTCTTGATCTTCATTGCCTTGTCGAAGTACTCCTTCTTTGGCATGTAGCCGAGCAGCCATCCGACAGTCATGTCCTTCTTGACTCGACAGAAGAAGTAGTAATCGCACCGCTGCTTGATGTTGAACGCAGCAATGGAGCAATCATACTCCAGCTTCGGAGTCCAGTTGGTGGACTTTGTCTTTACATCGACTGTCTGGCCATTGATAAGTTCCATGTCGTAGTCATAGGAATGCTTCAACGGAACCTTCAGGTATTCTGCTACAAGCAGTTCACCTAGAAATCCATAGATGTTTCCTCCTCCTTGCATGATTGAATTCTTGATGATTCCCATCTCCTCCGACATGATACGAGCTTGTGCAATCATGTCGATATGGACAGGCACCTCAAGGATAAGGTTCTTTCTCACTAGTGCGATTCCTTACATGTCAGTGAGTCTCAGCCCAAGTCTTTCCGATCTTGTATTCGGAGTCAAGCCTGCAACGGAAGTCCAAGATCTTCTGCGTATCCTTCATGGCTTCCTTGGTCAACTCTCCGAAATCTTTGGAGTGTTCGGTAAGGACATCGTGCTGATACTCATCGTGGATGGAAGCAACCAGCCTTGCGTCGAGATTGCTTGAAGCTACCCTTTCTCGGATCTGGACAAGCCATTGTTTGCACACTACTGCTCCTGCGCCTTGAATGAGCAGGTTCATTGCTGCGTGTGCGTTGCGAACGATAAGACGCCTGCCATCGATGCCGATGAGATAGCCCCTCTTTGCTGCAATATCAACCCTCTTGCGGAAGATCGATATCTTAGGGACGTTGCTCAGGAACTTGTCGATGAGTTGCTGTCCGTCTTTTGCGTTTCCTCCAATGATGCTTCCGATCTTTGCTGGTCCTGCACCGTAGATGAAGGCGTAGATGAATGTCTTCGCCTGATCTCTTGTGTCAAGTCCAGCAGCCTTCTGGTTCGCAGTGTGGATATCACCATCGACAACATCGCTAGTGAACTTGGGATCGTTCAGATAGTGGGCTAGGACACGAAGTTCAAGCGAAGAAGCGTCGCAACCAACAAGAGAACGGCTTGGCCCACCAGCAGTCCAACAGGACCTGCACTCATGACCATAAGGCGAATACGAAGCTGGAACTTGAGCAATGTTAGGTGAAGTATGTGCCATTCGGCCACTAATAGTTCGTAGGGTAAGTACATTGCCATGAACCTTTCCGTCGTTCCTTACAAGCTCCAGCCACGACTTGATCTGAGACACTCGCTTCTCAAGCATGAGATACTCTGAGATGAGCTTGGCTTCTGGAATGTCTACCTCATTAAGTACGGATTCGTCAACTATTGCGCTGCCTTTCTCCGTGAACTTCTCCGGCTTCCAGCCCCTAAGCTCAAGCTGGCGAACGATCTGCTGTCTTGATGCCAGATTGAAGGGGACAAACTCTATCGACGTATGAGGCCCAGCCACAGTAGTGAGATCTTCTATATGGCCGAGACCGACTGAAGACAGGGAACCATCCTTCTTATATTTTGGAGTTACAAGTCGAACTTCTGATGGAAGAGGCTTGAAGATTTCCAATACCTTGCGTTGGATGTCTGATGCCTTGTCCTCAAGCTTCGCGACAAGCAGCATGGCTTTCCGATGATCTAGGCTGAAGCCGTTTTCCTCCTGCTCATCGATGATCTTGCGAACACGATACTCAAGCTCGATGCTCTTGCGAGAGATCTTCGACGCTTCAGCCGACAGCATTACCCAAAGCCGAAAGCATAGCTCAACGTCGTTGATACAGTACTCAAGCATCATCTCCGAGAAG